TGGTGGTGGCGGCGGTGCTGGTAGCAGTCCTACAAATCAAACCTACTACAGTCCAAACACTTACGGTGGAGGTGGAGTTGGAACTTATACTACTTTAATTACTATTACTACTACAACAAGTATTGGTCAATATAATACCTCTACTAATTCTTTATGGTTTTCCGGTGGTGGCGGTGGCGCCGGCAGTATAAGTGGCTTAAATAGCTCAGCGTTTCCATCAGCGTATGCAGTAAATGGTGCATCTATTGGTGGCATGGGCGGTGGTGGCGCCAGTGGTCAAACACAAAACGGTAGTAGTCTTGCTAACGGTATTAGTGGATCAATAAATTCTGGAGGAGGAGGAGGAGGCGGTGCTGCCACTAACGATCTAGGAACTCCCGGCACTGGTGGTAACGGTGGTTCGGGTGTTGTAGTTCTAAGTTATCTTGCTGGCCTGGGAACTACTCAGGGTAATGGAACAACAAGTACTACTGGAACAACTACTTTAAACGTATTCACTGTTAGTTCTGTTTTTACCTATACTAACAACGTTACTGGATTCCTACACATCAACGACAACTTATCTTTATATACAGTAACTATCGGAGCTAATAATAATGGTAGTGAAAAGTTTATTGGTTTTATATCTAATGTGCGTATGGTAATAGGTACAGCAGTATATACTTCAAATTTTACACCGTCTGTTGCTCAATTAGCAGCAATCCCCGGAACGCAACTGTTAACTTTACAAAATAATAGATTTGTTGACAATAGCAACAATAATTCTACTTTTACTATAACTGGTACTCCTAGTATACAGAGATTTTCACCGTTTACTAGTCCCGGACCATATAATAGGTCAATAATAGGTGGTTCAACCTATTTTACCTCAAGTAACTTGTTGATGCCTTATACATACAACCATCATTTGCCTGGTGATTTCACTATTGAGTTTTGGATGTATTGGATTAGCGGCACAGGTATGTTGATTAACAAGGGCGGCGGCACAGGTATTGCAAACGCCAGTTATGAAATCTACATAGACAGCACAACAAAATATGTTAGATTTGCTGCAAGTACATCAAACGCAGGATATGAAATTGGTGGCGAAAATACAAACGGAAATTTAGGAGCTATTTCAGCATATACTTGGAATCACGTTGCAGTAACAAGATCAGGTAGTACTTTTAGAGGTTTTGTTAATGGAGTACAAGGATTTACACAGGTAACTTCTACAGCAACATTATATGATTCTACTCCTCGAGGGTTGGCAATAGGTTCTAACTATGTTACTACTTGGGGAGGGACTCTTGCTACTCCATTTATTGGTTATATTTCTGACTTGCGTATAATTAAAGGGCAGGCAATTTACACAACAAACTTTACGCCATCTACTATTCCATTGAATCCTACAGCAAATACTGTTCTTTCATTGCCCATGTCTGATGCTCCTATTGTTGATCAAAGTGGTAGAAATAATATAAACACATCAATTGGTGCCACTGTACCCAGATTGTCGTATACTACAACTTCTTCTTTATATAACCCCAATGGTAGTGGAGCATTAATGTATTTCCCGGGAGCCAGCAGCGTGTCTATGTTGTCAACACCTATAAATGCATTTGGATATGATTCGTTTACTGTAGAAGCTTGGTTTAACCGTAATGTAACAGGAGTTATTCACCCGATTGTATCCAGTGCAGATGGATCGGATAATAATAACTATTTTATCATAAGTGTAGAAACTACCAATTTGTTAACCGTGACTCTTAAAGATACTGCTACATCTTCTACAGCATTTATCACAACAGGAACCACTGTAATTAACACTGGTACCTGGTATCATGTTGCAATGGTTAGATCTGCCAATTCAGTAACAACATTCTTAAACGGTAATGTTGAAATAGCCGCGTTTTCAAATGGGTATTCATTAAACCAACATAATATTATAGTAGGTGCATCTCTTGTAACTGGGTCACTTGCTTATTTTACTGGATTTATCGACAACGTGCGTGTTACCAAAGGACTTGCTCGTTACCTGACAACTGGAACAACTAGTTCTTTTGGATTTAATGCTTTCCAACCCGTGACATTGCTTCCACCATCTTGCTAATTTGTTAAATACTAGAATATGATAGCTATTAATTTTCCAACACCGACATCAGTAGGACAAACGTTTACCTTTGGTGACAGAACATGGCAGTGGACCGGAGATTTTTGGAAGGCAGTTTCTACTACTGTTGGTTATACAGGTAGCCTTGGCTATGTAGGTAGTCAGGGTATTCCAGGAAGTGCAACAAATCCTTGGACACCAAAAATCACTGATTACACCGCCAGTAACGGTGATAGGATCATTGCCAACACAATTTATGGTTCTTTTACTATTACATTGCCCAGTAACCCTACATCAGGTTACTACATACAGATCACAGACGGTTACGATTTAAGTTTATATCCTGTAACTGTATTAAGAAACGGATCTACTATTGAAGGATATGCAGATAATATTATTCTAGATCTAAAAGGATCTACGTTTGAATTTATCTTCGTAGGCACAACCTGGCAAGTAACATCTACAACAGGCCCAATTGGACCCGTAGGTTATACGGGCAGCGTTGGTCCCGGAGTAATTACACTGCAACAGCCTGGAGCGTTATCAGTTTACGTAGGCACAGCCCGTTGGTATGCTCCTTATAACTGCACAATTACATCAGTTATACCTAGACTACGAGTTGCCGCTGATCAAAACGTTAACCTAGTATTGTTAAAAAATGATACCCCTGTACTAACAACTTCGATAAATTCTGGGGCAGTGCAGGGAACTCCGTATACTTCGGGTATCATAGCAGCAGCAGGGGACTATTTTACAGTCAACGTTACACAAGTAGGATCAAGCAGTGTACCGGGAACAGATTTGTATCTACAGGTGCAGTATTCTGCTATTTAATTTGTTGCTAATGAGAATTTAGTTATAAATACAATATCGTCACTGTGTATGCACAGTGTTTTTAAATTATAGGATAATTATGTCAGTAACCACATCAACATATACAGCAAATAGTAAGAAAATTACTATTGTCAACGAAACTTCGTCTACTTTCATTATTCAACAAATTGATGCATGTATGGCAGCAGTTGGTTGGACATTATGGGATACCGTAGCCGTAACAACTTTTTCACCAATTGTAACCAAAGTCTATCGTGCTATCAACGCAGATACTATTACTTACAAGTATATGATTTTCCGTATCAACACACAACAGTTGGTTATTAATACATCAGCATGTGAAGGTTGGGATCAGGTTACAACTCACTTGCCGACCAACGAAACGTGGAACGGGGCGATGGCATTCCAACAGGGATACGACCTTAAAGATTGTGTACTGGTAATCGGCGGAACTACTCGACACTGTCTTTTCTGGAACTTTATCAAAGGTGAAGGCGGAATGTGGACCTGTGTTCTAGAATTTGAACGTGTAGCAGGTGAAGATACTGCGTCTGCTAACGTACCGTGTTTTGCATGGACTAGCTCTTTAATGATTGGAACACCATGGGGGACTTCATTAAGTACCTCTACTAGCCAAACAATGTTTGCATTCCCAAGAACTGCTGACGGACAAACTGGCGCTAGTGCTGCAAGAATTTATGCTCCTACTACCAACAGAGGTATGTATCCTCCAAACTATCCATCGATTGGTAACAGCACTTACCAAATTGCTCCAACGCTTGATGTTAACTTACTACACCTAGGTTCTTACTATAACATGACATATGGTTGGGATGCTACTAAAACTGTCGTTAGCCCGATTGCTGCTGACTCTCAATTTAAAAGTATGCCAGTAGGTCGTGCATACAATACAGGTGTTACTAAATCTCTAGGTACGTTCCTGGATTCGACACTAGTTCCAGGCGATGTTACTGGCGGATGGCCCAGTGCATCTGGTACAAGTACAGAATATTTGCTATTGCCAATGAATGGTGGTTGCGAACTCGATACTGCATATCTAACAGGTAGAGCAACTATTACCTACGGTCAAACTGCTGCTGCTATTGTTGGTAAGCCAATTGCGGTTGGTAGTACTGTTTATTTGCCATCACATGACGGCATTAGAACATATGATATGAACACCGGCCAGGGTGGTGGTACTACACAGCGTTATGTCAACGCAAACGGTGTTTATGATATTGTGTTCGACGGACAGCGTAGCATTTATGGATCTACAAGTAACGGGATTGTTAAAGTTGATACTGAAACATTTACGGCTACTGTATTAACATCTATCACAACTGGTACCAGCTACCTTGCACTAGATCAGAAATACATTTATGCTTCTGGTAGAACCGCTCAGTTGATTCCACAGGTCTTTATGGTTCAATTGAACAACTTTAACTCTGCTTCAACTGTTACATCATTTACCATCACAACTGGTACTACTGTTGCTACAGGATTTGGAACACCAGTTCCGGATTATCTAGGTAACTGCTATGTTGCTACACAGGCTGCTACTAACTCCGCGCAGACAATGAGAATTGCCAACTTCACTGCTGATACAGGTGTTCAGATTCAGGGTAACGTTAATCCTAAAGTAACCGGTTCTACTACAGCAGGTGCTGATAGTCCAACTAGCTTCTGGATTGATTATAGTTCTGGAAGAATTTATCTTGTTGTAGGTTTTGCAACAAACGGTTCTATATATGAATTAAACAACCAGTTGTTGACACTACAGCAGAACGGTACATTTACAACTGGTGCTACTGGTGTTGTTTGCCAGGCCAGCATGGCCACAACCAGTACCACATATGACTTCAGAGGTGATATGGCCATTGTTCCGGTTCGCGGACAATTCTTAATCTTCCCAAAGAAGGTAGGACAGGCTGCTGCTACTGGTTATGCTGCTCGTATACAATTTAACCTTCCTGGTCAAACTACACCTGGTTTAACATTTGGTATCGGCGCATCAACAACTGCCACAACTGGTTATCCGTTAGGATTTGCCGCAGGTGCATCATCAAACGGTGTAAGATTGTTCACTACATGGAGTCAGGTATCTGCAACTGATAACAGAACAAACTATATCAACACCATGTATAACACAACTGCAATTGGCGGATATCAGACTGGAAGAATGCTGATTAAGGCATAATGGCAATTGTATCAATTGGCACAGCAACAACAACCCCCTTGCTGTTTGGCACGGGGGTTGATAAGTTTCTAACCAATGCATCGAATACACCGTTCGGTACTTCGCCTTCACCAATATTAATTGCTCCTGCGCTAAACCAAAACACTCTACAGGGTAGGCTTCAACCATGGCTTACTCAAAGCGCAGTAAATGCAGTAACATCAAGCACTTCACTAGGTAAATTTATCAACAACTATGGTCAAAGTTCAGTAGATGCAGTAACTACAAGTACTGCATTAGGGCAAGATACTAGGGCTGGTAGATTGCAACCATATAATGGACAAACTGGAACTAGTCCAATACAGCCAAATACTGCATTAGGGCAAGATACTAGGGCTGGTAGATTGCAACCATATAATGGACAAACTGGAACTAGTCCAATACAGCCAAATACTGCACTTGATAAATTTATCAACAACTATGGACAGAGTTCAGTTAATGCCGTAAATACAACCACTACAGCAGTGGGGCAAGATACTAGGGCTGGTAGATTGCAACCATATAATGGACAAACTGGAACTAGTCCAATACAGCCAAATACTGCACTTGATAAATTTATTCGCCGAACAGGATTCGAAGGAGTTAGTTCTGTATCAATCACATCTGGCCCGGCTCTTAACCAAACTACTCCACAGGGTAGAATACAACCATATAATGGTCAAACTGGCGGAACTAGTATGCAGGCCATAGGTACAAGAGAAGTAAATACATTTATAGAAAAGGGATTTCGTTCTGATCGTGCTAGGATTTTAGATCTAGATCTCTATGGCACAGTTAAAACTAACACTCTAACAACACCAACATATCAATTCTGGAGCTAACTTGACTTTTAGTGTAAAAACAATTTTAGGATCAAACCTAGTAGGCTATACAGGTAGCCAAGGTCCTGCTGGCGGCTACACTGGTAGTCAAGGATATGTAGGTAGCCAAGGTCCTGCTGGTGGCTACACCGGTTCTGTAGGTTATACCGGAAGTCGAGGCCCCTCAGGCGGATACACAGGTAGTCAAGGGTATATAGGTAATACAGGCTACACCGGCAGCGCCGGTAGTGGAGTCTCAACAGGTAAGGCCATTGCAATGGCATTGGTATTCGGAGGATAAAATGGCATCACCAAATATAGTAAACGTCTCGTCAATTGTTGCTGGCACTATAGGTTTTATACCAGCTAACACATCTGCAAACATATTAATTTCCAACCCCGGTAACAGTAATTCTGTAATTAAAATAAACTCTCTTGTTATTACCAACGTTACTTCTTCAATCGATCAAACAACAGTATCATTAAACGGGTCGGCTTCGGGTCTAGGTATTAGTTATAGAATTGCCTATAACATTTATGTTCCTCCAAACGCCAGTTTGCAGTTGGTTGATAAGGGAAACTTTATATATCTACTAGAAGATAAAAGTATACTAATATCAAACAATACTCCTAATGCATTAGAATATGTAGTTGTATTTGAAACTATCAGTTAATAGGATAATGACTGATGTCAAAGTTTTATAAAAAATTAGTTACAGCATCTAGACCTGCTGATCCAGCAGTTAATACTACTAATTACAACGGTATTTGGAATATAAAAACTCAAAGATTACTCCAGTCTGCTGGAATTTGGAATTTAGGAACGGTTATACCAATTGATTTTTTAGTAGTCGGTGGTGGTGGGAACTCCGCCATAGGGTCTGGCCAACAGCCAGGCGGAGGAGGCGGAGGTTTCATAGAAAATTTAGGCGTTGCCATTCCATTGGGTAAAACTATTTCTATAACAGCAGGTACGACAGCAACGGCATCTCGTGTATCGTTGACTTTAGGTAACGTGACAACCGCAACTTATATTGCCGGAGGTGGAACAGTTGGTACATCCGGATCACCTCAAAACAACCAGGTTGGAACCTTCTTAGACACTGGAGTGATTGGACCTGGTGGAGGCGGCGCCGGTGGGCCTGGTAGTGCAGTGAGTAGTAATGGTGGCCCGGGATTGTTTAGTACAATTCTCGGTCGTAAAGTTGCAGGCGGTGGCGGTGGCGGTGATAGTGTAGCCGGGTTCGGTACAGCAGGACGTGGTCTTGATGGGGGTGGTAATGGTAGCAACAGCACTAATGGCACTAATGCAACTGATTACGGCGGTGGTGGCGGGGCACCACAAGATTCCGTTTACTTCAATACGGGTCAAGGTTATCCAGGAGTAGTTATAATTCGACACTTAAATACTTATAATCTTCCTAAAGTTGTAACAGGTAATCCAACAATTGTAAATGCTAACGGATATGTTACCTATACATTTTTCAACCGTACTGGCTCTATATTGTTTTAATCATGTCTAATAATCCTGCAAATATATTACAAACAACATATGTAAATCCCACTGTAGATAGTGCTACAGGAGTTTGGAAACCTTGGGAACAACTACAGGCAGACTACACGAATACTTGGCCGCAGAGATTGAATAGTAATATAGAAATATTAGTAGTTGCAGGTGGTGGTGGCTCATCACAGGGTTATGTACAACATGGCGGCGGCGGTGGTGGTGGTTTCAGTACAGCTACCGTTGCCGTTGTTCCATATGTTTTGTATGTTGTAACTATCGGTGGTGGTGGACCAAAACAATCAATATCTAGTAACAACCCTGGAAGCAACGGGGGAGATAGTTCTTTTAGTACATTCTTAACAACTACCGGTGGTGGCGGTGGATCGGGAAGTACTAACGGAGGTGGTCAAGGCGGTTCAGGTGGTGGCGGTACTGGTGTCGGTGCTGCTGCTAGTCTCGGCATTGCAGGGCAAGGTTATGCAGGTGGATCTGGTAGTGGTAATAATGCGGGTGGCGGTGGAGGTGCTGGAGGCCCAGGGCAATCCGGTACTGTAGGACACGGCGGTGATGGAGGTATTGGCAGAGAATGGCCACCTGGTTCAGGTACATACTATGCCGGAGGTGGTGGTGGCTCTAGTGGTATAGCAGCATACGGTGTTCCCGGTTTAGGATCAGGCTACCTTGACGGTCCATTAGGAACGGGAGGCGGAGCAATGGGCGGCGATAGTGTAGGGGGTGCCCGTCAAGGCGGTAGTGGAATTGTCATTGTTCGATATCCTGATTCCTATGCAGTTGCAATTACTACTGGAAATCCCACCTATACAAGGACGGGTGGATATAGGTATTACGCTTTTACCACGTCTGGAACAATTACTTTCTAATTCAAGATCATTGACCCTACACTTAACTAGTGTATAATTAATAGCATGAAGCTAGCTATTATTGATATTATTGGTATCCCATATGACGGTACAACCGTTTTCAAACAAGGACTAGGCGGCAGCGAAAGTGCTGTTATCCTAATGAGCAGGGAACTTGCCCAAATTGGATTTGATGTCACAGTGTTTAACAACTGCAACATCGACCACGCACAGTCCGGTATATATGACAGTGTAAAATATCTTCCATTAACGGATCTAACCAACGATCACCAATTTGATATTGTAATCAGCTCGCGCACAGTAATACCATTTACTCGACCCGAAGATTACACTAAACTAAATGATTACAGATCAATCCCATTCCAAAATATGGATCTATACAATAGGATACTGGCTAATGCTAAAATGCGTATCCTATGGATGCACGACACATTCTGTCTAGGCGATAACCTAATTGAAGAATTAGCATTGGCTGATCGTATTACAGATATCTTTACGCTAAGTGATTTTCACTTGACCTATGTTGCCAACTGCAATCACGGACGCAGGCGCAACTTTGAAGTATTAAAAAATAAATTCTTCATCACACGTAACGGTGTTCGTATCTATAACACTGAAGTAGACATCAAGGCCAAAGATAAAAATCTATTTGTCTACAATGCATCAGTGACCAAAGGTATGATTCCGTTGGTCAAACTAATTTGGCCACACATTAAGAATCACATACCAGAAGCCCGCCTAAAAGTTATCGGCGGCTACTATAGATTCAGTACCAGCAGTGAGCCGGATCAACAGGAAAAAGATTGGCGTGAAATGGCTGCTGATCCTAAACTAGCAGCACAAGGTATAGAATTTACAGGTGTTATATCACAACAAGAAATTTCTGATATACTAACACAAGCTAACTTTATGTTGTATCCAGCAGCCTTCCCAGAGACCTATGGTATCTCCTCAATGGAAAGCCTATGCTACAATACACCCATTGTGACCTGCCGATTCGGTGCATTGGAAGAAATTGCCATCGAAGGCGCCTGCTATCTAATTGACTATGCTATTGAACCCAACGGCTTGTTCCCGGACATCAATGTTCCACAACAAATTGAACAGTTTGTTAAAACAGCAGTAGAAGCATATCGTAATCCTTACCTGCATCAACAGAAACAATACTACTGTAATATTGTTAAAGATACAGCAGGATGGGACAGTGTAGCACTACAGTGGAAACAGTTAATGGTTAAACGATTGGGTAGATACCTAAAACGTGATGAATACAGAGCCGTATCTAAAATCAATCGTAGAATACATAAAATCTACAATCGCAAGTTCCACAACACCATTGAATTAGAAAACTATAAGACAGGAACAGAACAAGAGATTGTAGTAGTTAGTCCTTTCTATAACTGTGCTGAATATATCTCACGCTGTATTACCAGTGTAGCTACACAGGACTACGATAATTACAGACATATACTAATTGACGATTGTTCTACTGATAACTCATTAGCTGTAATAACAGCCATCCTATCCATATTGCCCGAAGATATCAGAAACAAATATACAGTTATCTCAAATAAAGAAAACTTAGGAGCAGTTAGGAATCAAATAGAAAACATTCGAACATTTGTTAATGACGATGCTATTGTTATGTTATTAGACGGCGATGATAGTTTGATCAACGATAACACAGTGTTCTCATACTATAATACAGTGTATGATGGCTCTGCTGAATTTACCTATGGGTCATGCTGGAGTATGGTTGACAACATCCCACTGATCAGCCAACCTTATCCCGAATATGTAAAACAAAATAGAGAATATAGGAATCACCACTTCAATTGGATCTTACCCTATACACACCTACGCACATTTAAGAAGTCATTGTTAAATGGGATAGATGACAGTATGTTCCAAGATGCAGAAGGCCGTTGGTTCAAAGCAGGCGGAGATGGTAGTGTATTCTATGCGCTAATAGAAGCTGCTGATCCCAACAAAGTTAAATGCCTCCAAGACATTGTGTATAACTATAATGATGCCAGTCCACTCAACGACTATAAGGTCAATGCAGTAGAGCAGAATGTCAACGCACAGACAATTATTAAAAAAATGAACACATCTAAAAAAAAGATATTGATAGCAATCCCAACGGCTCGTAATATTGAGCCAGAAACTTTTAAAAGTATCTATGACCTAACGATCCCCGAAGGTTATGAAGCCACATTCCAATACTTCTACGGATACAACATTGATCAGGTCCGAAACCTAATTGCTGATTGGGTAGTCAAAGGATTTGATTATCTATTCTCAGTAGACAGCGACATCAGTTTTCCTTCCAATACATTAGAACGCCTGTTGGCACACGATGTAGATGTTGTCAGTGGACTATACATACAACGTAAGCCTGGACTACACATACTAGAAATCTACGAGCCTAACGAGAATGGTGGCGTGGTCAATATGCCTTATCCTAAACTCAAAGGTCGCAGACTAGTTGAGGTTGCAGGCTGTGGATTTGGATGTGCATTGGTCAAAGCGGAAGTCCTACGTGAAATAGGTTATCCGCAGTTCAAATACTACAGCGCCATTGACCACAGAAACACCGTATCAGAAGATGTAGATTTCTGTAAGAAAGCCCGAGATAAAGGATTTAAAATCTGGGCAGATCCTAATGTTCTATGTAGCCACACAGGCAGCTTTACCTTTAATGTAGACACTGCTATTCCTGCACTAGAAGATGCTCCAGTAATTGATATTAAAGCACGTTTGAGAGACCTAGGCAATCAACGACTAATCCCACGCGATCACGTCGAGTACTTGATCCAACTAAAAAATGAAGGATTCGAACCCAAGGTAATCTACGACATTGGCGCTTGTGTACTACACTGGACTAACGAAGCACAACGTATTTGGGACAAGGCAGAGTTTGTTGCCTTTGAAGCTATGGATGCCAGTGAGTTCTTATACCAAGAACGTGGACTAAAATATCACATGGGTGTATTGAGTGACGTTAGTGGTAAGGAAGTTGACTTCTACCAAAATGATTATCATCCAGGTGGCAACAGCTACTACAAAGAAAACGAAGAAGTTAATCCCGATACAGTCAACTACTTCAATGAAACTCACAGACGTAGACTACGCACAGTTACATTGGATGCAGTTCGTAGATTAAAACAGTTCCCTAATCCGGATATGATTAAAATGGATGTGCAGGGTGCAGAGATGGATGTGTTGAAAGGCGCATTAGAAACACTACAAACTGTCAAGCACATTATACTAGAACTACAGGTTATCGACTATAACAAAGGTGCTCCTAAGCGTGATGAAGTCATTGCCTATATGGATTCCATTGGCTACGACTGCCGCGGCATTTTCAGCAACAATGGTCCGGACGGTGATTACCACTTTGTTAGAAGATGATATACACACGGGATCAATTAGTTGATAACACAGGCCCTTGGGCTGTCAGTGATGTTAGCCAAGGTGAGGAAACTTGGGACATCATAGTGCAGGGCTGGCACGAGATCCGCAGCAATATAGATCGCGTGACACTAGAGTTTGATACAGTGGTGCAGGCAGGTGGGCATCAGGGATTATATCCAAGATGTTTGAGCAACATATTTGACACGGTCTACACGTTTGAACCGCACCCTGCTAACTTTGAGTGTCTTGTTGCCAACTGCAATAGGGATAACATACACAAGTTTAATTCTGCACTAGGTAAAACTACAGGAAAAATTATTCTAGAAGAAGTAGGCACTAGTGGACAGCATAGAATATTGAATGACACTAGACCTGTTTACCCTATTCCTGTACAACAGCACCTTACAGTTCCCGTGACTACGATTGACAGTTTGTCGCTAACTGCTTGCTCTCTAATACTTTTGGATGTGGAAGGACATGAGCTTGAAGTTCTACAGGGTGCGGCTAATACTATCAATCAATTCCATCCTGGAGTTATTGTCGAGCGCAGCTTCTTTGATACTACCACAGCAGAAGTAGATCAATGGCTAACAGCGCAGGGCTACACATTTGTCTACCGGACAGAGATGGATAGATATTACCATTTCATGCATAGATAATAAATAATAGCAGTTAATTAAGGACTGCTATGAAAAAATTATTCGCCGCATTGATGCTAATGGCCTTTGGCCTAGCTCATGCATGGGACCAACGTGCCCCTAACCCTGTTCAGGCTTGCCAAGTGCATAGCCCATATGGATTTGCAGCCACACAACGAACAGCTACACCTATCTGCCGTGAAGCATATCTAGTTGCATATGATGCTCCGGTTAAGATTCCAGTCTACGTTGCCTACACACTATTACCACAAAACGCATTAGGATGCTTTCCAAGAACAAATGCCTTCGTTGCTGACCAATCGGTACAGGGCGGAGCTCGCCCAGATGACTATGCTGGCACAGGATACGACAAAGGTCATGCTGCTCCGGATGGTGACCTATCTTGGACACAGCAAGTGGAGTACGAAAGTTTTTTAATGACAAATATGTACCCCCAACATGGAAGTTTAAACAGGGGAATTTGGAAGTTGTTAGAGACATCAGTAAGAGGATGGGCAGTCCAATTGAATCAACCGTATACTATATACGTTGGAGCATTGTATGGCGCCGGTGACCCTACTATCGGTAACGGTGTCATTGTTCCACACGGATACTACAAGATTGTAATCAACAATGCTACTAAAGAAATTGCAGGATGGGGATTCCCACACGTAAAGCCATATGTTAATTTAGGCAACGACTTAACCAAGTTCCGTGTTCCTGTAGCAGACATTCAGAAACAAGCTGGAGTGACCTATGCGTTCCCAGCAGGTGCCAAAGAACTACAACCTGGCCAAGAATGGCCAGTTAACTTTGGAGCTCTTACACAAGCCAAAAGAAACAAGTGCGGAGCTAACGCCGCAGAGTAAAGATCTCACCTTAGGGACCGTTGTCGTCACGGGGGCTTAGGCCCAGGCGTCCGAGTAGTAGCCGTAAGCTACCGGTGTAATTACACTGCTGGACCATAATAAACTCAGCGCCGGATTAAGTAACCGGCAACTAAATACAAGTATGCGAGCTGCACAATTCCTCACTGAAAATGTCCACGGTAATAGTAAAGAAGACTTTGTAGAAATGTTTTCTAAATTCTTGCCAATGGCCATGCATTATTTACAGTTAGATCATTTACCTAAGATGCATTTCACTTCGCATATTAAAGATACACATCAACCAACGTTTGGTATGTATGTCAATGGTGAACACACTTTATATGTTGCACTGACTAATAGACATCCTAATGACATACTACGCACAGTAGCACACGAACTAACACACTACAAACAGGACTCGGAGCACAAACTTAACGACCAAAGCGGCGTTACAGGCAGTCCAGAAGAAAACCAAGCAAATCAAATGGCGGGTATTATCATGCGCCACTTCAATAAAAAGTATCCCGAATACTTGAGCAGTAAGCCAATTACACCAGACTCGTAAAAATAGGACCCGAAGGTCCTATTGAGCTATGCTCTACTATGTTATTATAATATTATTTCTTTGTACCAGCGTTGACAAATGCGTACATTTTTTCCGCTGTTTCTAACACTTTATCAAGACCTGGGAACTCTGGCATACCAACTGTGGTAACGATCTGACCAGTTTTGTCGTCACGCTTTGCTGACAATTCCCAACCAGCAAACTTTGTAGTGTGTTCGGTTTGTACTAGATCTTTGGCCATTGCCAAGATATCTGTACGGATCTCATAACCATTCTTGTTAAATTTAACTTCTGGTAGTTTTGGTGTTGTAGTTGACATATTATTCTCCTTATGTGTATGTCTATGTGTAAACAGCATTATTGCTGTCTATGTATTTATTATATAGACTCTTGCCTGCAATAGCAAATGATATGAGCTATTTTTTTAAATTGTTTACTCTTTCCTTGATTAGTTTAATGACTTGATCACTTAAGACTACTTCATAGTGATTATAGTCCACATCTACTAATTCCATGTCAGCATGGTGTCGCTGACTTGCAATGGTTACTACACCATCGTTAGGCTCATGCATGAATGGACTTTGCCCCTTGACCGTTACAATATTAGTCCAAGGATGCTGTATCTTTATCTTGTCTGCTTGTTTCATTACCCAACTACTGGGTCCAATGTCTCGCATTAACCTGCTGAATGGTAAGAAATACTGGGCATAGTCTGCTACTTCAGCCCCACCATATGGCGTGCTTAGAGTAATAGCACCGACAACCTGGTTAGGTATAGCATTAGCTAAATGCAAGCTGTAGATACCTCCTAAGCTATGAGCAATAAACACTAGGTCAGTGTGTCCACTTAGTTTAGACAACATGTCTTTTAGGTTATTTTCAAACCCATTGCGGCTGTCATAGTCTAGGTCAATACCCTTGCCTATTTTACTCTTAATATAGTTGAAGCTTTCGCTGGTGGCATTCGCACCGTGAATATACACTAGTTTCATGCCAGTATTTATTAGGCTATAACTCGCTTGGAAATATAGTCTAAGGCAGATATGTTGTTGTCTATGGTTTCGCTGATGTAGGTACCAATGTCAGCAGGTGGTAATTGAACACTGGCAAGACTTTCGCCTTGATCATTTTCTATGCTGATACCATACTTCTTGCATAAGTGGCGAATAACAGAGTTAGAACTTAAACAGACCATATTGCCGTTAAGTATGTTGTGTGTACGGCAGTATTGTATACATCGTTTCATCAGTAGATTACCAAATCCACGTCCTTGATATTTCTTAAGCACACTAAATGCCAGTTCCATACCTCCATCTAATGCAATGTGCCCTACGGCAATAAATTCCAGCTTGCGATTCTCTATGGCAAACAGCACATGGTTGCCGGGATCTGCTTCGAACTTATCACATAAATTATCTATTACATAATCAGTGACAGGATAGCCGAACCTAAGAGTCCTAGATTCTGCATCTAATGCCTTAAGGTGTGATCTATACTTAGGGTACTCATGAGGTAGTACCCTTCTAACTGATACATATGACATTTTAGACCACTAACACAAGCATACCAAAAAGGAATAACATAATACCAACTGAAAATAAAGAACAATCTTTACTCATATCAATACCATGCTTTATAGCCATGTGACTTGATGACTTCATAACGATATTCACCAAGGTCTATTAGGAAGTCCCAGATTGTGTTTAAAATTTTCTTAATCATACTGGCCATCCTGATTGAGTACGAGCAGCCATTTTAAAATCAAACTCGCGGGCTAGGCGATCTACATCGCAGCTATCTTGTGGGTTCTTGGAAATAATATACGATTCCAATGCAGAGCCATAGGTATTCGGCTTTTCAAATCCGGCAAACATTTGGTAAATGTATCCGACTAGTAAATTTAACATATTTTTCTCCTGTGTGTTATGTTATATCAGTATCAACTCATGGTAAACACTGATACTGTTATTTAGTATAGCACATGTTACACCGCCGCAAAAGTTTTTTTTTCTAGTGAGCAGATACTAATTTTACTTTCCCATCAACTGTGTTACAATAAGACTAAATATTAAAAAGGATACTAACTTGAAACGAGCCACAAAAAGTTTACTAGAAGAACTTAATTCCATATCCGAAAAGAAGAATGGTGAAGCTATTATTGAAGCTAGGGCCACTCATGTTATTGACAGTGCTATCAATTTGTTAACACTGATTAAAGAAAACTTTCCTCCAGATCAGGCATACGAGCTAGAACGCAGATTGATCAACAGTATTAAAGGTGGTGATTCTAGCAAATTTGTTCGTAGCATACGCAAACTACGCGACAGTAAAGAAACAGCTCGTCATTTGACCATTATAGAAGGTGACCTTAAGGACGAAGACTGATCATTTTATAACCATATTGAGTATTTTTTTATCAATTTGATAAATAATTACACTAGAGCTTCATAGGGAAGCTCAAAATAATAAAAGATTAGGAGGCCCAAAATGGCTCAAATTATTAAAAAGAACGAAAAGGTTGTAGCACCTTTTTACAAGAACGGCGTATCTCTACAGTTCTTGACAATCACATTCCCAGGCGACGTTAGCGCTCTTACTAGTGCTACCACTGCTGGTGTTAAAAGCCCAGTTGTACAAGCTCTAGAAGCTATCAGCCAACTTGCTAGCATCGAATTGATCGGTACGGTTTCCACAACAACATTGCCAATCGCTGTTGCAGCTCTTGGTGGTGATTTTGGTACTGAGGACTATGCTGGTGACGGCGCTCCAGAAACATTTGCTGCACGTTGCCAACAATTGATCGTTGCTGCTGCTGGCGGTGCTACCGCAGGTGTATCTTTACAAGGTATCGCTAACACTGCTACTACTGTAGCTGCTGGTGTTCGTGGTCAAACATTCTAATATTAAAAGTTAGAAAACAAAGAAGGAAGTTTTTAACTTCCTTTTTTTATGGCATAAATATATTATATAGGTATATTATGCAGATCATAGAAATTCAAACACTAGTTGATATCACTAATACACGGGTGATAAGACCTAATCAAGGTACACAACTACAGTTAGATCAACAACGTAACTTCATCACATTGATGCAGTGTATTGAGATTAGATCTGTTGTCAGCTATGACACTCGTCCCTCATTCGATACTTTTGATATTAAAGATATGGGCTTCGGCAGTGCATATAAAGGTAAACATACTGTATGGACATTTAGAATTACTCCGGACCGCGAAGGTGTATATACCGACGATAGGAATGATCCGGTTGGTGAATTAGTCAATGATCTCAATCAAGTTCCATTTACCAAAAATCTTTTAGAAACGATAAATATCGACAAGGCTATCTTCGATCTCAAAGATAGTCAATATAAAAACACAATCATCAAGGCTCTCAAAGGCGCAATATAGGCAACGGTTAGTTAGGTTATTAACGCATCATTTTGGAGCATACATATGTCGTCAACCACGGACATTGAAAAAGAGAATTTAGAAACACACGTAGAACTGTGTGCATTACGCTACGGTCAATTAGAGACTAGACTAACTGCTATTGAAGGCAAAGTCGGTTCTCTACAAAAACTAATTGAGGACAGTCACAACAGCATGTTCAAAGTATTAGTTGGTACAGCAGGTACAGTAGTAACTGGTGTATTAAGCGTATTGATTGTTCTATTAACTAAACACTAATATGAGAATTAAAGAATTATTTGAAGCTATAGGAACTGTTGGTTCTACTACTGATCCAACACATCCCGATGGATTGCCCAAGACAGGTGCCCCTACAGCAACTACTCCTCCGGCACCTGGAACACCGCCTGTGGCAACAGCACCACCTAACCCCAATGCTTCTAAAATTGGTCAACAACAAACAGCTACAGGAACACAACCTGCCCCCACTAATCCAGCACTACAGCAAGGTATGAAAACTACAATGACAGACCTTGATAAAATTGCAGCACAGATTGTAGGCCTCAAACAGAAACAACAGCAGATGCAACAGCAAATGCAACAACCTACACCATGAAAATCCATCAGCTCCTATCGGGTGTAAGAATCCCAGTCACTAACGAAGAACAAAAGTTCATGGAACGTTTTGAGAACGATGTTAGACTAACAAGCCTGGATGAGCATGATAAATGGTTAGCCCAAAGTTTAGTTCGCAAGGGCGTTTACGCCATAAGTAAAGACAGTACCACACTGATCAATAACGTAAATGAAACCACTAACTGACGAACTATATAAGAAGTTGATAAAAGTCTCTACGGAAGTCAAACAAGATTTTCGCCGTAAGGGACTTGTAATTCCTGTAGAAAATAAAGACGGATCAATAACACTAGATAATTTCACCATAACTAAAGATTCTGATGGATTTTATGCTATAGTTAATCGTAGTGGTGATGCAATTGTTGATCAAATTAATTTACCCCATACTGCTATTTTGTTAGCCAATGGATTAGCACTAGGTAAGTTTCTAGATGACGGATTGCTTAAAGAAGACCAAAACTATGGTTATGCCCTGTTTGATGAAATGGTACATGAACGTGCTGTTCGATTAAGCAAGAAGAAGTCGTTAGAACACTTCGAAGTAATGATGGGTAAATGTACTGTGGCTCGTGCCAAAAAAGAACAGTGTCGCACTACTATTAACAAGAGTTTCGAGAAACTTCGAAAACTCGTATAAATAATACTAAACACTTTTTGGAACTCACATGAAAACCACAGATTTTAACAAAGCAATTACAAGTGCTCAACTCAAAGAGGACTTGGAAAAGCGTTTCGGTGCTCGTGTTAATCTAGCCAAGTATGACAGAGAACAGCTAGAAGACATACGTAACAAGCTACGCACACGTATTTTTCAACAGGAAGGTGCTGCTGGTATTAATGACCTGCTAACCAATGAGACATACCAAAAAGATAAAGCAATGTTAGATTTGCTAAACACAAGGATTAAAGAAATGCTAGGCGAAAACCTTAAACAATTACGTGATAAAATGGACGAACTAAGCGAGGCCAAAAAAGGCGTGCGCGATATCAAACATGCCAAGAAAGCTAAAGGCAGTAAACCAGACTTTCTTGATTTAGACAAAGACGGTAACAAGGCCGAGCCAATGAAAAGTGCAGCCAAGAGTGCTAAAGTCAAAGAGACTGTTAAGAAAGATGAAAAAGAACTAGAAGGTAACGCCTTTGGCCAAGCTGTTCGCAACGCAAAGAAAGATGGTGTACAACCTGGTGAGAAGATCAAAGTTGGCGGTAAAGAATATTCAGTTAAAGAAGGTTTCCCAACTGTTGACGATGCTAAGAAAGCAGCCGCAGGTACAGCTAGCATGAAAGCTGGCGAGAAGAAGAAGTCTAGCACAGGTGGCGAGATTACAAAGACTGCTACTGGTTTGAAGCACACTGCTGGTAAGAACTACGGTGGCAAGGATGCTCCTAAGACACCTGACAGCGATAAGAAAGTCAAAGAAGGCATGAAGCATCCTAAGGATTGTGATTGCAATGAATGCATGGGAATGTACGAAGGCAAGGACGAAGGTAAGCCAGGTAAGAACTTTGCCAAGATTGCTAAGTCAGCAGGCAAGCACTACGGTTCTAAAGAAGCTGGCGAACGTGTAGCAGGTGCTGTACGTGCTAAATTGGCCAAACAAGGTAAACTGGAAGAAAGCAACTTCAAACATAATGTTCGTTTTGTAAATGAGAGTTTACAGTTCTTGTTGCAAGAAGACGAAGAAGGTAAAGCTAAAGCTATTACTGCTGCCGGTGATATGGTCAACGACTTCACAAGCTGGATGCAACGTGTTGGTCAATACCAAACTAAATCTATGATTGAACTAGCTGACAGTATCAAAGCAGACTTTGGTCAAGCCGAAAGCGAAGCGTTCAAGCAAGCTGTTGCTCCTGCATTGAGTGCTACATTAGAAGTTCTAACACAACAACGTGAAACTATCAGCGCTGCTGTTGCTACTCTAGCAGGCGGCAGTATGCCAGAAGAGCCAATGGGGATGGAGCCAGGTATGCCTCCAGAAGACGGCATGGACATGAGTGCTCCTGATGAAATGAACCCAATGCCAGCTGGTGATGAGTTCGGTGCTGCTGATGCTGCTGCTGGTGGACCAGAGACAAGTGGTCGTGCAATGCGTGAAAACAAGTTTGCTCGCAAGCTAGCTGAATCACACAGCATCATGTCTAAACTAGCCAAGTAATGAGATTATTTGAAGTAGATTTGGGATCTGCTAGAGATGTTCTAGCAGTGTTCCAAGGACTAGCAAACAAACAAGGGCAATCATCAGAGTTGCCTTTTCCTGCAGTGATGAATATGATTCGACCATTTGGTTTAGGCATCAGTACACCAGACGGGCTAATTGCACTTAAAAATGAAGTCGACCCAACTGGCGATGTAATTCAAGATATCCTAGACAACGGCACAGTGGTACTAAAAACAAAAGTACCTAGCAATGCACAAGATCCAGCCGTTAAAAAATCTTCGGGCTCTACCGTAGATCAAATGGCAAAATCAAATTCGGATCTTACTCCTAAAATTTGACATCATGAGAATATATAGTTATAATTAAGTTTATGACTATATATACTCCTCCTCCGTTCATTGAACGTTTCCAATATAAAAACTGCAAGCAGATAAATGATCCAGTAACCCGTAAACGGGTTTACCAAACTCCGGACGGCGAGAAACTTCCAAGTGTAACAACTATCCTTAGCAGCACCAAGGATATGACACATCTTAACGAATGGCGTAACAGGATTGGGCATGATAAGGCACAACAGATTACCACAGAGGCAGCCGGGGTAGGGACAGCTATGCACGCCAACTTAGAACGTTTCCTAATTGGCGAACAACGACAGCCTGGCAATAATGCTGTTCATGTACAGGCTAATAAAATGGCTGATGTTATTATTGAAAACGGCCTAAGCAAAATGAATGAAGTATGGGCTATGGAACAGAGTCTATATTTTCCGGGATTATACTCGGGTACTACAGACTTAGTGGGTGTATTCGAAGGCGAACCAGCTGTTTGCGATCATAAACAAACCAATAAACCCAAGAAGGCTGAATGGGTTGAAGATTACTATGTGCAGTTAGTTGCCTATATCCTAGCACATAATGAAGTCTATGGTACTGACATTCGTAGGGGCGTTATCTTTATGTGTAGTAGAGATTTTCAATATCAACAATTTGATTTAACTAAAGATAACTTTAACAAGTATGAAGATATTTGGTTGAGTAAAGTAGAAGAATATTATACCACCGGCATGAACGGCTTGAAGCAATTGCTCACACAGTAAGATAAATATCCCATACAAGGGATATTTCCATGGCAATTTTAGAAATAGCGAAGATACAAGTACGTCGAGGACAAGAAAATCAAACGGGCATTCCGCAATTGGATGCTGGCGAATTTGGATGGGCAGAAGATACTGAACACCTATATATTGGTAAACGCATATCAGAAGGTGCTTCTAATGATAATAATTCAC